CTCGTTCAGAATCCTGCGGACTGAACCCGGCTTGCCGCCTAGATCGTCCACGAGACTTGGAGGCGCGGTCGGGGCACCGGGAGCCGGTATGCCACGCGGAACCGGCGCTCTTACGGCCGTGCGCTCCGCAGCCCGGCGCACTCCCTTGCGCGTCTTGGGTGCCTTCCCGAAGTACGGTAACGCAACGCACCGGCAGTTCGGGTGGAGCGGGATCATACCTTCGATCTCGTCCAGCGTGAATACCTTACCTTCCAGACTCTCGCAGTCCGGACAGACACGCTCGTCCTGCGCCGTACGCCACTCAGCCTGAACCGTTACGCCTTCCACACCGGCTTCGCGATACGTGTTGACCATCGCTACGTGGTGCGCGCGTATTACCTCGGTGCGCGCTAACGTGCGCGCATACGTGCGAGAGACGTCGATACGCTTGGTCAGTTCACGAGCAATGCGATTCGGGTTCCACCCGTTCGCAAAGCCTTCCGTAAGTGTGCGACCTACTTCCGTGTGCATCCGGGACGTTACGCCCTTCAGGTCGTTCCATGCACGTCCGTACAGGAGAGCTACGCGCTCAGCGTGGATAGGTCGCGTAAAGGCTGCGTCTACGGCACGTTGGTCGAAGGGGATCTTGTTCTTGGCCGTGGCTTGTCTGTTGTGCTCTTTGCCGGCGCGAACGATTCCCTTCCGGTAGCTGGTCTGAACATACTTGTCCGTCCAGCGACCCGAGCCGAACGCGGGTCCCGTGAGTATCTCTCCGTCGATCTCCTTCTGGAACCAGTCAAGGAAGCCATCTACCTTCTTGTCCACCGTCCTGAACGCGTAGGCTTTGTAGCCGGGCGACTGCAGACCGACGAGCGTACCTGACGTATCCTTCAAGTCCAGAACGTCGTCCTTCACAACCGCCCTTACCACCGACGAGCGCAGGACGCTGTAGCGCCGATTGACTTCGGCTACAAAAGCGTTCCGCAAGGAAAGGGTGCGCGTGGGATCGGACCGGCGCACCCGTTCCAGCGTCGTGACGGCAGCGGCTAGGTCAGCGTCTACGGCGGCAGCGAAGCTGTGCCTATGCACAGAAAAGATCCGGTCCACGTCATCGGTAGTCGGCACGGAGAGATGAGTCCACGCCGCGTTCCTAGTACGTTGGCTGTTCGTCCCGGAATGTGAGTTCCCCGAGACGTGGACCGGGAATTTGAGTATACGCTTCAGATTCATGCAGTGACGGCAGCAGTAGCCGGGACGGGCTCCTCCTCACCCTCGTCCTCGTCTACCTCTTCCTCCTCTTCCAGCAGCGCCGCGTCTTCCTGTGCCCGGCGCTCCTCTTCTTGGATGAGCTTCATGCTCTCCTGTGTAATCTTGGTAGCTTCTTCGTCGTCCATGTTCAACATACGCGTCAGGTAGTAGTACACCGGGAACAGCATCTGTGCGTCCGCACTGTCCGCGTACTTGACTAGGCTCTCCGTGTTGATCTTTCCTACGTTGGCTTTGTCCTCTTCACTGAGTTCGTCGATGTCAGGCCACTGTACCTGATACTTCTCCACTTGCGGCAGAACACCAACTTCCATGAGCCGGTCAATCAAACCGTAGATCAGCACCGGTCCGCAGAAGGAGTTACGGCGCTCATCCACTCGCTCGTTCCACGTACGCTCATCCATCTGTGAAGCAAGCTGACCGCGTTCACTTCCAATGAGTATGCGGAGCGGTATACCAGTAGCTGCGGCGATAAGCCACATCTGCACTTCCAAGTGAAACTTCGGGTTGGCCAACTGGTGCTGGAGTACGTTGGTCTTGACTCCCTGCAAGCGAAGTACACGCGTCAGCTTGTGGATGAAGTTTTCAATCTCATCCTCCATCGCTGCTTTGTTCTGTAGCTTCGCACCGGCTTCCGTCTCGAAGGAGTAGGCTGGAAAGCCTCCACGCCACATGCCCTCGGCAGAGCCACCTACCATCTTCTCCACGTCCATGAGCCGGTTGAAGATTGCCTCCAGTCGCGGCGTACCGTACACGTCGCTCTCGAGTGTCTCCTCCGCGATGTGGACTACGCGACTGTGGTGTACGTCAACGCTTGTGCTGTCAGAGGAAGCGTCGCCACCTACGTTCACTTTGATCGCGTAGATCTCCGGCAAGCCAAAACGCTCGTCGTTCTTGTCGCGGTTCCACGTCTTCACCTTGGCATTGTCTTCACTGTATGGCTTCAGGTACAGGAGCTCACTGGCGCTCTCCACCGGGCGATCGAAGCCTGCTGCGTTGTCGTCGAAGCCGAGTAACAGCACACCGTAGCGGCCGATGCCGGCTACGCGGTCAGCTCGCTTCAGGTAGTGTTTGATACGCAGCGTGCGACTGTCCCAGAGAGCATTCCACGCTTCCTCGAACGCGGTCGTGTCCTTGTCCTCGTTTTCAAGGACATCCGGGTCCGCTCTCCAGCAGGCATCGGGACCTGCGTTGACAATGCGCTTGGCTATGTCCTGTCGCTGGTAACGTACTTCGTAGTCGCTGTACTGCAACGTAGTCGGGTAGCCACAGGCTCCGTACACGTTGCGGTCGCCGTCGAAGTGCCGTCCTAGAGACGCGGCTAGCTTGGCTCGTGTCACCAATGCGCTGCTGAGCACATCGACCTGTTGGTTCACAGTCAGCAGGTCGCTGCGCAACCGGCGCTCGTACTTGCTTGAATGCTTTGTCCTCATGTAGTAGTCTCCTTCGGGAAGAGTCTCTGACGGAGGAAGTACAGCAGCGCAGCAGCGCCGGCACCACCACCCCATCCACCGTATGTTTTCATTGCCTCCAGTAATGCGTCGTCCACTCCCTTTGCAGCGAGTGACCTGAAATCCTCTCGTACGTCAGCGCTGGTCAGCCGACTGTCCACGACTGCAGTGACTGCGGACTGGAATGCCGTGGTCTGCATTTGCTCCTGACACGTTCGCTCGGCGATGTCGCCGATCTTCTTACGCTGTCCACGCTTCAGCAGAGCGCATCCAGAGCACAGCCAGACTAGCATTGCCAGCAGCGTTATCACACAGACAATATGTTCGCGTAACGTCATGTCTTCAGTTCATACTGATAGTCTTGTGGACGTGGACGTGCTTGTCCTTCATGATTCGGTTTGGACTTTCCTTACTCACTTCATACGCGTAAAACTTCCGCGCAGTAGTCACGTCCAGGTACGCTCCGCAGATGAGGCACTTGGACTCGGAGTTGATCATACTTGAAAGACATCCACACTGTTCACAGCCATAGAGTACGTGACTCAGCATGGCGTGGAGCAGCGGCGCTGGTGAAATGAGTAAGCCTTCCAATACGTTCATGGCTATGCCTCCGGGTCCGTAGCGTAGTACGTGACGTTTACTTCCACTAGGCTGTCCGTGCTGAGCTCCCACCGTACGTGCACGATGGTTGCAGTAGCCGGGTCACGGTTGCCTGTCCATCTGCAGGCAAGAGCACTCATGTCCTTCAGGAACTGCGCATCCTTGGATACATCCAGTTCACACTGCTCTACTTCCATCTCGTCGTAGTCCGGGTACTTCATCAACACGACCAGTGTCCTCATGTTACAGGACACCGTCAGTGAGGTAAGGAACCTGAACGCCATCATGTTACGCATCGGCAGCTTACTTCGCACCAGCGTTTCCAGTTCTTTGAGTAGCCGACATGCGGATGTATTACCTACTCCTGTGAACGTCATGTTCGTGCTCTCCTCTTTGAAGTAGCGCGTTTGCCCCGGCTGAACCACTCGTCTGTGAACTCTACTTGCAGCATCCTACCGTCAGCCAGACCGATGCGCCCTCCCCTACCTTGGTTGCAGCTAGCCGTCTCCACGACCAAACCTTCCCTAGTGATTGCGTCTACGATATCTTCCAGACACTTGTCCACTCCTCTACGGTCACTGTAGTGGTGATCGTTGCCTACATGGTGGTGTATGCGTATCGGTACCTGTTCACCGCAGGGACAAGGTTTTGTTGTAGGACCGCAGTTCATACTACTGATTCATGTATCAAGTGTTGGTTCCCTCTTTGCTCAACTGATACTTCCACGTTACTGTATCCCGCACGCAGCAGGCAACCACGAGCTAGTCCAAGTAGCACACCGGCTAGTCGGGTCAGGTACTTGAATCGCCGGGTTCCTGTTACCGTAAGAGTCACGGTAAGGGTCTTGTCCTTCAGGAGATTCGGCATCTGCAATGTAGCTCTTTGGTTCTGTGCTGCCATGATTAATACTTCCTCGTTCGTCCGTGCGTTCTAGTTACCAGACTGCGTTCGCCCCATACTCCAGCGATGAGCTCTGTAGCCGGGTTCAGTTGCTTGAAGGCTCCACTGGATGCGTCGGTCATGTCCTTGAACTTGGAGTTGGGGAAGAGGCGTAGTTCGTCCTTGTACTTCTGCGACCAGGAGTCGCTCCAGATGAGAGTGACGTTGTAGCCTTCCACTTGCGCTGCGTATGGCTGAGCACGTACTTCCTTGTCTCCGGAGGGGATGTCTACGTAGGCATTGTAGCCACGTAGTTCGGCTACCGTGGTGAGCGCACTTTCCTTGCCTCCTGAGCCGGGTTCCTGTTCTACGTAGATCTCGAGAGCGTCGAGTCCGTACTGTAGTGCGTCCTGTCTGGCAGTGGAGCGGATTACGTCGTTGCGTTCGCGGTAGCTCCAGCGTCCCTGTATCACGTCGTCTACTACAAAGGAGTCGTCGTTCATGAGAAGCATACGGACTCCTGCGCTGAAGGGACTGCCTTTGTTCTCGGAAGCAGCTTTGTCCCAGTAGCGAACTACTCGCTTGACTCGGGACTTGTCGATTGCGGCCGCGACTTTGAATCGCTCTACTTTGAACATGCCTCCTTCTTTGGGGCTGGGGCGCTGCTGGAGTTGACCCGCTGCTCCGTAGGTGCCGAGTGCTGACTCCAGCATACGGAGTTCCAGATCGCCGAACCGGTCAGGGTACAGTGGCTCGTTGGTGGTAGTACGTGGGTCAATGAGTCCAAGGCTCGTGATGATTCGGTTCTCTCCTTCGTAGCGAGCAGGTAAGCAAAGATGCTCGTATACTTCGCCGTCTCCGTTTCCGTTCGCCATCTTCTCCAGCACATGACCGGACAGGTCGTTTTGGTGAGAACGTTGCTGGATGATGATCTTGCGGCCAGTCTTGGGGTCGTTCAAACGAGAGGACATTACCTCGTCCCACCACTCGTTCACGCCTACGCGCTCAGCGTCGCTTTCAACTTTCATTACATTGTTCGGGTCGTCGGCTATCAGGCAGTCACCTCCCTCTCCAGTGTTGGAGCCACCTACGGAAGTCGCGAGACGATAGCCTCCCTGTATGTTGTCGAACCGCGTCTTGGTGTTCTGATCGCCGGTTAGCACGAAGTCGGGTTGGTACTTGGCAAGCAGCGCCTGATACACCGGGGATTGGATCAAGCGCCGGCACTTCACACTGTCGCGCGTGGAGAGCGACTGCGCGTAGGAGGAGAAGAGCCAGCGGAAGTACGGGTCTCGGAGCCACACCCACGTTACGAAGAATACGGCTACGGCCAAGGATTTCATGTGGCGTGGAGGCATGTTGATCAACAGATTGCGGATCGCTCCGTGATACACGGCTTCCAGATGCTGGCAGATGTAGTCGATATGCCAGCCATCCACGTATGTATCAGCTTCAACGGTCGGCCAAAGAAGACGGATGAACCAGTGGAGGTCGCGGTATGCTAGCTCCATTTCCACGTCGTCCAAGAGCGGCAGCAAATCCCCTTCCTGCCATCCTTCGGGTAAGACGTGGTGCTTGGTCCTCCGTGCCTTCAACGGCTTTCGCGAGCGTGTTGCGCAAGCGCTCAAGTTCACGGACTCCTAGCTTGGACAGGTCAACTTCGTGGTTGTGGTTGTGCTGGAATTCAACCTTGCCTTTGAACATCTGTTCGACCACCTTACGCTGGTCTTTCCAGCGATCAGGCCGACGGTTCTGTAGCCAGTAGATACAAGCTGTAATGTCAGCTTGTGCATGCTTCAGGGTAACGGAGATTCGTTGAGCCGGTTGTCGTACCTTGTTTTTACCGCGTCCTTGCTTCAGCACGATGTTCTCCACCCGGCGCTCTTCATAGTCGTACCCCATTGCCCGACGGAGTAACGCGCTTTCCACGCGGAGACTGTCGAAGTGATCCTTGCCGTCGCGTACAGCGACGTTGAATTCCTCGTGTACTTTCATCCATCCTTCGATGGTGTCGTTGGAAACGCCGAAGTAGCGAGCGAGGTCAGGCGTCCGGTAACCGTAGTCCATGCAAAGTTCCTCCGCGATTTCCGGGTAGCCGGTGTGATAGGAGGAACAGGTTTTGCCAACATGGTCGCCGACTTCTCTCTTGGATAGGGGGACAGGTCGCCTCGCTTGGACATCGGCTTGTGCGCCGTTGCTATGCTTCGTGCGAGGCATCGTGTATCCGGTGAGCAGCGTCCAGCCGGGTACTTCAACGGACACCCGGCAGGCTTCGCCCACCGACGCAATTCTACGTCGGGCGAGACGGCGCGCACACGCGTGAAATCGCGCGTAGGCTGTCGACCTGTCCCAAAACATCCGTTTTTGTACGAGAAAAGTGCCTGAAAACTTTTTTCCAAAAAAGTTCCAATTTCGCTTTACAAGTTTTCCTTGTAGGCGTATAATACCCGTACAATGAGGGACAGGCTGACAAACAAAACCGGGTTCAAAAACGCGGTGAGTTTTGCCCGTCCCTCTTTCGTTGGCTGTTCTTTACCATACTCGAACACGGCACGCAGGATAAGTCGGCCGGACACCGCTCATGGCGTAAAGCGTCGCGGGAGCACCGGCGCAACACGGTCGTAAGTAGAGAGGCGCGCACCCGGCGTGATTACGACGCCGAGGAATAGACCGCCGGTTGTTTGACCGGTGTGGGCGCGACTGTGAGTTCCAAGACGGAACGCTCCTCAGTTCACCTCCGTGGATGAGCCACACGAGCATCGACAGGTTGGAAGTCTGACCGCTTCCTTCAGTGTGGTGACAGAAGCCATCCGGTTAGAGGTCGAGCAAACACGCGGACGGGTAAGTCGAAGTTGAAACTGACACTGACCCTACTGCCGGCAAATCCCTCACAAGGCTCAAGCGTCGGGGATTCGAGTGCAGCCATTTCTGTGTACAGCCAAGCAACACATCGCACGACATCCGCGTGGATCGGCTCCAACAGCCGACTCCTACCATGCAAGACCGGAGTTACTTTTCACGGACGACGACAGTGTCGGTAACGCGGTGAATCAAACTGGGCGTTGGAACGGTGACCCTGAAGACGGGCGACATGTTCGCTGGTCTTCCGATTGAAACGGGCACACGAGAATCCGTCCGACTTTCACTTCCACAAGTTCGTTACCTCATAGTGCGTGCGTGCGCGTGAATCGCGCGAACGCTCACGTGCGCGAACGTTGAAACGCGCGAAGGAGCACAGTACAATGACACTCGCAGAACTCAAGGAAATGATTGAAGATCTGGAGATACAGCACGGCGAAGACGTTCTGGACCTGGAAGTCTACGGGGAGTACGACTACGGGGACCACTGTCACACACGAGCGCTGGCGGAATTCCGTAGCGTGATACTCACGGTACCGGAGAAGTCTGGCTACAGCCGCAGCGGGGTTGCCCTGGCGCGGGAAGCGGAAGACAACCAGGCCGAGGGCCCAGGTGAAGACGTCGTGGTTGCCCTGACAAACGAATACGTGTAAGCGCCGAAACCGGGCTACGTGCCCGGTAGTCACAGGTTGGCTACCTGTGGCCTGACGAGGTAAGCCAAAAGAAAGGAGCACAGTAAGATGAAGGTAGTAAAGCGACGGCTGATGCACAATACAGGTAGTGAAGGACCACGTCACGACCCATACGCGTTCGAAGAGTTCACGCTCTTGGAACAGGAGGAAGGGCGAGAGCCGAGGAGGGTGACAATCCATCTTGGTCTCGCGGAGTGGGTGAAGCTGAACGGTCGCGTCGAAGCGGATATCACAGGCTACGGTCTGAACGGAACTGGTTCGGTGGAAGACAAGTTTGAGGAACTGACCGGGCTCACCTTCCGTGGTGCTGTGAGGCTGTATCACCGCGCCAACAGGCTCGAGAAGATATGCCCGAAGTGTGGCGCCGGTATCGGGAAGGCACGGTGGTGTGACGGTTACCCGGGCGAAAGTTTTTTGGTGTGCCGTCCGAGCGAGTGCGGTTACATGTACACGAGTTCGTTCAACGAGTCGGCGATCATCTGAAGTGATACAGACAGAAAGGAGCACAGGTGAAAGCAGCGGCGACGGCGAACGGGCGCTTGTATCTCTGGCGCTTGGTGTCGCACAATGACTGGAAGGTTGTGCTGGACGCGGCGTACAGGGAGCTGACAACGAGGAGGACGAAGTGATGGACGCAATACTCAAGCAGATCGCAGAAGAGCACGGCTTGCGGAAGGACGAACTTACGCGGGTGGTGCGCTACTACACCGGGACACAGACGTGCCAGGACTACGACAACCTGAGCGAAGTTGAACAGGCTACTGTGAACGCGACGGATAAGGCAATCCGCAAACAGGAGACAGAGTGATGGCAAGGTATTTCACAATCACGATCGACGAGGCGGGATTCAAGCGGCTGTCGAACATGGTTCGCAGTTACCACAAGTCGGCAGTCCACATCGTGGAGCATGGGCCCGGCTGCGGTGGCGATGTTTCGACGGACGAGGAAAACGAGGAGCGTGTGAAGATCGCGACGGCGATGAAGGAAGCGATCGAAGACGCGGCTGAGATCACGGAGAAGCAGTGGAACGAGCTCAACGACGACGCGCTGGCGCGGAGGTATGAATAATGACGATTCAACAGGCAGCGAAAGACATGGAGGACAGGATGACGGCGGAACTGGAATCCCGAGTCCACACTGGTGATCCGCTTCCCAAGCCGAAGAAAGCGCGACCGACGCGGAACAGTCGCAAGGCTCGGCTCGTCGTGGAGAACACCAATCGCGGTGACGGTTCCACGATCGAACTCGCGTCGTTCAACTTGAAGGGCGACGCAAACCTTGCGGCTCAGGCGATGGCGAACTACACGAAGCGCACTCACGGTGTGCTGCACAAGGGTTCGCTGACGTGGTGGACACCGCAAGCGTAATGCCGAATATCTGATGCAGACGTTCCTGCCTTACGCGGACTATAACAAAAGCGCTGCCGTTCTCGACCGCGCACGACTAGGTAAGCAGCGGGTGGAAGTGCTCCAATTGGTGCGCGTCCTAGCTGGCGTGACTACCGGTTGGAGTAACCACCCGGCTGCGCTCATGTGGTCTGGACATGAGGCAGCGCTTATCCAATACGGTTTGTGCGTGTGTTGCGAGTGGCGGGTGCGTGGCTATACGGACAACGTAACTGAAAGGTTGGAGTTCTGGCGGATGGAGTACACTGGCAGAGCGGTCAAGCCAGTGTGGTTTGGTGGTAGACGGTTCCACGTTGCGCACAGGTCAAACCTGCTGCGAAAGAACCCGGCTCACTACCGCAAGTATTGGCCGCGTTTGAGAGACGACCTGCCATACGTTTGGCCGGTCAGGAAAGGAGCACAGTAGAATGAGTGACACGAGAGACAACTGGGTAACCGTGGACAACGTAAAGGTCGGGGACAAAGTAGTTATACGGACTACGGGTAGTACCGGTGAAGATATCGCCGTTACGCACGTGACCAAAGTGACGAAGACGCAGGTGGTAGTGCGTCGTCCGGGTCAGCAGGATGCCACCATCCGCTACAAGACACCGAGGTATGGGGACGCTATGGACGTGGTCGGAGAGCGGTCGTCGCGGTTCGCTCGCAGAGCCGGACCGTATGAGTACACGACACTGCGGCTGGCTGATAAGGGCGAGAGCCTGAAGAAGACAGCAGAGACCATAGGGAAGCGTGAAGCTGAGCGCAAGGCAGAGCGAGACGCGGAGCGCAAGGCAAAGGAAGAGGAACAGGAAAAGGCAGCGGCTGAGCGTCGCAAGAAGATGGAAGCGTTCTACGAGTATCAGGGCAAGGAGTTGCTTGAGAGCGCACCGGAAGTTGACACGTTCATCGGCAAAGTCAAGGTACTCACGTTCCACAGTCCACGTTCCAATGAAAGTGTGACCATGTTCGTGAAGATCTGGAAGGAGAAAGACGAGTGGGACTTTGAGGCTCACAAGAACGGGACGGAACCGCGCAAGTTGACGCACGTGCTCGCGTGTGGCTTCAGAGCGTACGAGAGTTCGGGTGGGTGCCGAGCCTCTTCCACTAGCTGGAGTGAGAGTAAGCACAAGGACATCGTCGAAGCCGTCTACAACATCGTTCACTAGAAGCCGAAACCGGGCTGCGTGCCCGGTCGGCGTGGTATGGCAGACCACGTCCCGAAGAAGGCAGGCCAAAGTAAAGGAGGACAGGCCATGACTAAGGAAGAAGCAGGGCGCAAGGCTAGGGAGATCATCAACGCGGTGGAGACTGCGTGTGGCGAAGTAGCGATGGAGGCAGTGGAGGGCACGAACTTCGGCGAGTTCGACATCCCCGACTGTGGTGACCCTTCCGGCGCACTCGCCGACAACCTGTACAACGACACCGGGTTCCTGGAGGACATGATCGGTGACCGCGTCTATGATGCGGCGAACTCCAGCGAGGAACGCGGTCAGGTACTGGATGCACTGGAAGAGCGTGGGCACAGTGGAATACAGGTCGCTTGCCAGAACATACGCGGTCGGCACCCGGAATGGAAGGCAGAGTAACATGATCCCCAAAAGCACAGCGTACAAGTTGGTTATCATGAAATCCCTGCCCGGCACTAAGGTTAATGCCGGCAAGAGCGAGTGGGAGATCATTGGTGAGGGCAACAAAGCTGACATGAGAAGGAGGGCAAAGTCTATCAGGAGGGACGGGTACAACGCACAGGTGATGGTCTCCCACCGGCTGAAGGTAGGGGATGTCATCCAGATGTAGGAAGGAGCACAGCACAAGTGACAAAGCCATCCGAGAGAATAATCAGCCGCATCCGTAAGTTACTAGCGTTAGCCTCGTCTCCTAATGAGCACGAGGCTGCGCTGGCCGCGTCACGGGCACAGGAGTTCTTGGACAAGTACAACCTGGATATGGCTACGGTCAAGGACTTCGGTGATCCCGACGAACAGAAGAAAGCCAAGAAGATCAAAAAGCAGGAGGAGGGGGAGTCTCCTCTTGTCAAGAAGAGCATAAGGCAACACGACATCTCGCTGTGGTGTGGTCTTGCTCGTGTCTTCGATTGCGTTGGCTTCATCCACACCGACAAGAAGTTCATCGGATACACTACACGCGGCAGACCCAAGTACGCAAAGACTCAGTCGCTGTTGGCTGTTGGTCATGCACTGGATGTGGAAGTGCTGACCTACACCTACACGTACTTGCGAAAGGCGATGTTCGATATCTTCTGGGAGGACGTGAAGAATCAGAAGGATCACTGGAAGTCGTTGAACTCGGCAAGCCGATACAACTACCGCTGGAACTTCTTTCTTGGCTGTGCTCACCGGCTGGTTGAGCGCGTAGAGGAACAGCGTTCACTGCGTCTGGCCGATGATAATAAGTGCACCGCGTTGGTGGTACAGCGGAAGGAGGCAGTGACCCAGTGGGTAAAGGAGAACATGCGGCTGAAGTATGGCCCAAGCCATATGCCGAAAGGCAATTACAATGCGGCAGTCCGTGGAAGAGCAGCCGGCAATCGCATTGCGTTGCGCGATGGATTGAAGGGAAGCTCGAAGAAGGTGAAGCAAATTCGGTGAAGAAAGGAGCACAGTGATGGACGCAGTTTACAAAGCCAAAGCCAAGCTGATACTCGGAGCGATTACCGACGTCATACTGGAGACGGTCAACGAAGCCGACCCGATGATAGGTGCGCCGTGCGGTCACATCTACGCGGCGCTCGCGTCATTCGGAATTCGTCTGGACCAGTATCAGGCGATAGAGTCGGCACTCATCAAGACGGGACAGGTGGTCAAGCGGAACCACTGTCTGTTCCCGGCCAAGCGTCGGTCAGTTCGCACGAAGCACGCAAAGGAGCACAGCGATGCCTAGGACAAAGCACAAGACAGCGAAGAAGACGGCGAAGCGCACAGTGCACAAGAAGTCGGTACGGAAGACGCACAATGCGCACATACCAGACGATGGCGGTTCCATGCCTGATTATCGGGTTGGCTCCGTACTGGGAAAGCCGGGTTGCTCCCGGGAAGTGGTTATCGCTAACATCATGCCCACCTACCTGTGGCCGGAGCAGAATGTTACGGTCGCTGCAATGGACACCGGGCGGACGGCGAAAACGACGCTGAAGGAACTGTGGTTCCTGGGCTACACGGTTGTCAGGGAGATGGACAAGGATTCCGTGAGTGGGCTGCTGGACGGCAAGAAAGTGGGACTCAGGAAGAAGGTACGACCGGGTGAGGACAAGGTAAAGCCGGGTTGGTGCCGGGACGGTAAGCGGGTATCCATCAACAATGCCGAGATACTGGAGGGCGAGAATCCAAACCTTCGCGGCGTAAAGGTCGCGATGAAGCGCAACAAAGTGGTGGGACTGAAGGCAGTGTGTCCGGAGTGCGGCCGCGTCTGCGACGTGTTCTGGCGCAAGAACCGGCAGGGTTACTTCCTTCAACAACACAAGCGAAAGGAGAACGGTAAAGCGGAGCGGAAGGTGAAGCGAACCAAGAGTGTGAGGAAGTCGAAGAGGACGAAGTCCAGGAGGACACGGTGATGACTACGACAGTTACATACTACATGGTGCAGTCACTGATAGGGATGGCGCTGGTTGCGGTGTCACTCATAGGGATGATGTTCCTGTGGGCGATTACTCAACCGGGTCAGCGTGACGAAGACGAGGATGAGTTGTATCTGGAGCCACTCGGCGTGGACGTGGACGATATGCCGGTGGACGTGGACTACGAGCGGGAAGCGGAGTCCAAGGAACTGGCGATCCAAGCGTGGCTGGATGTGAATGCTCAGGGTATGGAAGCACACACCATCGTGTTGAAGCTGTCCAACGCATTCGGTGTCTCGTTTGCCGAAGCAGCCTACTACACGCGGCAGTGGCTCACGTACGAAGTCGTAACTCGGCTGGAAAGGTTGGTGTAACACCATGTTGATATCACGATGGACAAGGACGTTCAGGCTTTCCAAGGTTACAAAGTGTGACATACCGGATGCACACTCTCTTCACAGGGAGGACACAGAGCCGGGTGCCCACTTGGAGTTCGACGATGGGCACGGAGACAAGACGTGCGTAGTGGTGGACGTGGACTGCGCTACTCGCTTGCGTGACCAGTTGTCGCAGCAGTTCCCGAACGGCACACGTAGCCACGTCGGGCACACTACGTATCACCTCAGTCAGGAAAACGCGCGACGGGCGCGATCGCTACTCACTGAGTTGGATATCTCGACAGACAATGGTCATCTGTTGATTGACCTGCTGGATCTCGTTGAGTTTGGTGGTCCGTCCGACCAGACAAGTCCACAGGCTGTACTGGACAGGTTGGTTCAGGTGAAGGGTGAAATCAGAAGAGTGCGTGGATACCACGCGGAAAGGAGCTGAAGCAATGTTCGGTAACTTTGCAAAGACAGTTATGCGGTGGCTGAAGCGGGACAAGGCACGGCGGGTGGAGCCGAAGCAGCGCAAGAACGTGGAACACGACCACCAAGGTGAAGTGGAGCGTGGGCCCAAGCATCAGAATCGTTACACCAACGGTTCGATACGCGGAGCAAAGGGCAGGATGCGGTCGGAACGCATGCGCCGGGGAACGCCGGGTGCCTATGACTGGTACGACCCGAACCCGGCGCTGCGTCCTCACAGCATGAGGGCACGTGCTGCAGCGAACCGGGCGAAGGGTAAGGTGGCCGCGTGAACGAGAAGATCACGACGCTGTCCAAGGCAGTACAGGTGATAGAAGCACTGGTACGGGACGCAAAGCCTAGCGTCCCCTTCCAGTTCAAGCAGGTGAAGGAGGGGCAGTACAATGCCCCTCTTTGCCTCCCGGAGCAGGAACCGTTCGGCTCCGTTGAAGTGAAGAACACAACACTGTGCAACATGCAGACGCTGCGTGCTGAGTTCCACGGACTGATGTCCAATGGCAAGCCGCAGCGGTTCTACTATCCGGACTTCACAGTAGCGGCTCATCAAATTACAAACATGGTACTGTCCGTGTTACTCGCGGCACAGCTAGGATTCACAAGGAAAGCGAAGGAGGTATAGTTACATGCCGGACAAGGAAGTAACGTGGTCAATCAAGCGATTCCCGAAGAGCGTCAAGGATATGTTCGTCGGGATGTGCAAGATGAAGGGTAAACGCACGGCTGAAGTGCTGGAGTACATCACACTTCGGTGGGTGCAGGAACAGAAGGCAAAGGACAAGACTCATGGCTAGAACGCAATGGACGGAGGGGCAGCAACTGAGCAAGAGCCGGGCAGTGATGGAGGATAGGGTTCAGTCTGTGCATCGACGGTCGGGATATCCGGTCGACGAGTTACGTTCCGTTGCGAATGAGACGTTCATGGCAGCGACACGACAATGGGACGGCTCAGCCGGTGGAGCCGCGTTCACTACTTACTTGTATCGCGCTTTGTCGCGACGCTTGTGGTATCACGTGAACCGGTTCCCACTAGCTGACGCGGAGGAACCTGACCTGAGTGTGTTTCCAAGCCAACGGCATGAGTGGAATCCGAACTGGACTGTCCACTTCCAGTCGTGGGTTCTGTCCCTGTCAAGTGAGGCAAGGTTCGTACTCTCGTTGATACTGTCCGCACCTACAGAAGCGTTCGGCGTCATGGCGCGGTCTCCTCGTGCTGTGCGCGGTGCGCTGAGCCGGTTCCTGCGACTGGAGCGAGGCTGGACGAAGCGCCGCATTACAGCAGTGTACAGTGAAATACGAAGTTCAATACGCGAGGAATTGTGAGGAGGCACACAGTGGCTGAAGAGAAAGTGTTAGTGATACTGGTACGGATACGCGGTCGCCCGATGATCCGGCTACGGTTTGATCCACGGTGCGGCCGCGTTCGCTTCGCTGTCAAGAGACTGTACGGCGCTTACCAGCGAGACGTGAATGGTACGCGGGTGTGGCACGCAGCGTTCTGTGAAGCGAACGTGAACACCATCGATGCGTGGCCCTTCCAGAAGCGCACAGGACGCGTCTACAAGTGTAAGGCGCGGCGGTTCCTAGGCCAAGGGAATGCGACTCCGCCACGGATACGTGAGCGTCCGGCAATTGTCCCTACAAAACGGGTGACCGGGTTGCGATTGCGACTGAGGCGCTACCAGCGTGTCGGCGTAGCTTTTCTGAAGGCAACCGGCGGTCGCTGTCTGCTAGCTGATGACATGGGGCTCGGGAAGACGCCACAGGTTCTGGCATGGATTCAACTGACCAAGCCGACGGAGCCTGTGGTGGTGGTGTGTCCGGCTACGGTCAAGATCCATTGGTCGCGGGAAGTGGTCAAGTGGACAACCGGCTACAGACCGCACGTAATCAACGGTGTGGTTCCGCCGAAGGAGTTCGCTCTGCAGGACTGGAGCCATACCGTGTTGATTATCAACTACGACATACTCTCGTCGTGGTGGAAAACGCTGCGGAAGGTGGCGCCGGGTGCTGTGGTGTTTGACGAGTGTCACAAGCTGAAGAATCGCGGTATCAAGCGTAGCAAGGCAGCGTATCACCTTGCCAAGAAGGTGCAGTCCGTGATCGGTCTGTCCGGTACGCCAGTGCCGAACCGTCCGTATGAGTTCTGGAACGTGATGCGTTTGATAGACCCGGCGCTCTTTCCAAACTTCAACGCGTACGCGCGACGTTTCTGTGACGCAAGGCACAACGGATTCAAGTGGGACTACAGTGGAGCAAGCCACACGGAGGAGCTGAACACCATACTGACAAAGACGCTCATGCTTCGCCGCACGAAGACGGAAGTACTCACTGAACTACCAGACAAGGAAAGGATCGTGGAGGCTGTTCCGCTCGAGAAACTGGCGAAGCGTGAGTACATGCACGCGGAGCGCGACTTCAGCGACTGGTTAGAGCGGAGCGGCTCCGGCACGAAGAGCAATGCGCTGACCCGGCTGAATACGTTGAAGCAACTCGCGGTGAAGGCAAAGCTACTAGCGTGTCTCGAGTGGATCGCGGACCTGCTGGAGACCGCCGGCAAGGTGGTGGTGTTCTGCCATCACAGAACCACAGTGAAGGCAGTGGAAGCTACCTTTCGTAGCCGGTGTGTATCAGTGTACGGTGGTGTCTCACAGAAGAAACGGCAGGAGGCGATAGACAAGTTCCAAACTGACAAGCGTACAAGCGTGTTTGTCGGGACGCTCGCTGCGGTGGAGGGGATTGACCTGACCGCTGCGTCGGTAGTGGTAATGCTGGAACTGTGGTGGACACCATCCGACCACGAGCAAGCCGAAGACCGCGTGTATCGGATGAACCAAAAAGCTGACGCTGTTCAGGTCTACTACCTGATTGCCGCGGAGACGGTGGAAGAAGACGTGATGGGAATGCTGGACGACAAGCGCGACGTGGTATCACAAGTAGTGGACGGTAAGGCAGCGGCGGAGGAAGCCATGCTGACCACGCTGCTGAAGCGTTACCGGATGCGGACCGGCGCGCAGACCGTATAACGTGGTTGGAAAGGAGCACAGTATGAGACGGAAGGGTAAAGCAATACGGACACGGTTCCCTCAGGTGCCGTTCCGGGTTCCGCTGGACAGGTCACAGTTGACGGAGATACTCATTGACCTGTTGAACATCTACCCGCTCCACGAAGAATGCTTGGATGCAATGCCCTACATCATGCAGCGGCAGGGCTGGGCCGACGAGGAAGCGACGGTCATACGTGGTGAAGCAGCCAGACGTTCAAACTGGAGGAACGTGAACTACATACGGGAGCGGGTGGAGAGCCTCGGCGTGGAAGCACACAAGATGGGTGGTGCCCGGCTGCGGTTACCCGCCGGCAAGGTGAAGATACCGAAGAAGAAACAGCGAGGTGACCCGCGCACACGTGGCAAGAGGCGACGGACGTGCTTCCTGTGTGAACAGAAGTACTACCCAAAGCAGATGCTGTACTCGGAGATATGGGGAGTGTTCGTGTGTATTTGGTGTACACGACTTGAAACGCAACGCAAACGAAAGTGGAGGGAAGAGCGTGACAGAAAAGAAGCACGGAGAAAGCAACGGCAGCAACGGCGGAAGTGGAGAGAGGCAAAGCAACGACAACGCAAACGCAAAGAATCTGCTGAACAGTCGCAAGCTGATGGAATACATGGACATGATGCGGGAGGCAGTAACTAAAGCGGATGGTTCGGAAGTGTTGGTTACCACCACACTGATCGGGAGCATAGCTGCAGATCCTCTGCACGTTGCAGTCATGTTTGCAAACAACCCGAACACGCTGAAGATGTTCCTTTGCCTTGCGCTTGTTGGTGTACGCGAAGCTGTCGGGTACAATCGGTTCGAGCAGATGGTGCGTGATCCTAATAAGCTGGTGGATCATTACACGCAACTGTGCAACAAGATAGAGAGAGACGTCATGGAAGGAGGTGACACTTGGCAGCAATGAAAGCGTGGACATACGATACATTCCCCAAGAACAGAACGGTCTACATCCGGCGGAAGTCACATGGTGGACCGGGTGGGGCAGCAGCGTTGGTGCTTGCGTTCTGTAGCGCAGGCGTGATGGTGATGGCGTCGGACAGGAAGACAGGCAAGGGAACAGCTACGTGGATCACGTGGACGGAACTGTTCCTGTCCTGTGAACAGCACAACGGAAAACCGTGTGCGGGAAAGTGATGAGTATGAAGTCCTTTGACCTGAGACGTTTCTGTGAAGACCACAACATCCCGTACTACACGACGGGATTCAAGCAGTGCAGCCACGGATGGGTTCAACTGGATTGTCCCTTTCCAAGCTGTACTGGCGGGGAAGGACCTCACCTTGGATGGCACGAGGAGAGTGGGGTCTTCAACTGCTGGCGCTGCGGTCGGCACAATGCGGTGGAAACAGTCGCGGCGCTGGGTGGTTTGACATTCGCTGAGGCGCGGGACGTGCTGAAGGAGTATGGCTGGATCCGCAGTGCTCCTGTGGCGCGTCGCCAGTCTGAACGGGTAACACCGGCCGAGTGTAAGCTTCCAGCCGGCACAGGTCCGCTCAAGAGGCTGCACCGGCGCTACCTGAAACGACGCGGGTTCCACCCCATGCGAGTAGCTCAACAATGGGGACTGCTGGCCACAGGCTCCACCGGCTCGTACAAGTACAGGATAGTGGCGCCTATCTTCTACGGAGACCAACTCGTGTCCTTCCAAGCGCGAGACGTGACCGGGCGCAGTCAGCTACGCTACAAGGCTTGCCGTAAGGAAGATGAAGTGCGCCCACACAAGCACTGTCTCTACGGCAGCTGGCTTGTACCGGGCGACACGGTAATCATCGTGGAAGGTATCACTGACGCGTGGAGGCTAGGTCCGGGTGCCGTCGCTACGTTCGGGTTGTCTTACACTACCGAACAGGTGGCGGAACTGGTCAAGTATCAACGACGCTACATACTGTTTGACATGGAACCGGCTGCACAGGTACAGGCTAGAAAGCTAAGCCGCATGCTCGGCCAGTTCGACGGAGTTACGGAGATCGTGGTGCTGGAAAGCGTCAAAGACCCAGCGGAGTTGACGGACAAGCAGGCGCAGACGGTTCGTCGCATGCTACTGGGACTGTGAACAATTCACGCTGTACTTCTGTGCGTGGAAGAGTGGGAAATCTGTGCTCGCCCACTCCAAGCGCACGGAAGGCAGCGTTTTGCGGAGGTAAGTATGGCAGTAAAAGAACTCGTGAAGCTACGCCTAATGGTCAGCGACAAGACCGGCAAAGTGTATCTGGAAAACGAGGACGGTCGTCGTTTGCTCATTCTCACTTCTCCTCAGGCGAGCGCATTATGCGAGGGCATACGGGCGCATGCATTATGCGCGAGCGGCCCTGCGCGCACACCGGCTCCCTTCGGTCGCCGGGTGAAGGCGACGGCGCGTACACGCGCACGTGCCGGCGCACGCGAGAGCATCGATGAAAAGATCATGTCATTCCCCACTACATGGTTAGAACTAGTGAATTGGTTCTACCAAGAACAGATGGCTCGTTGGCCACAATACGTGAAGTCACCCACAAAAGAGACCATCCGCTCTTCACTACGCTCCATAGACAGACTGATACGTATCGACGGATTCGGCTTCAAGAAAGACATACAGCCAACCATACGTTGGGTAGTGGACGACGACTTCTGGTCTCGGAATTGCCTGTCCCTCACTCAGCTGCGGAAGAAGTCGCGGAACGGACTGACCAAGTTTGCGAACATGAACCTGCGCCGTGGTGAGTCTGGTGGGGACGTCGAAGAAGTCAAGTGTCGTGCGCCCAAAACATACGACGTGCTGTCCAAGGTATACAAGGAAATCAGCGGAGCAAAAGTGTCACGTACTGAGCGCGTGAAGCTGTCGCGTATCGCGGAGGACTGGTCACACTACTGGAAGAGCCTACCGGGAGACAAGCAAGCGTCGTCTCCACGGAAAGGTGGGGTCAAGTACTTCCATCGAACTCCCATGTCGCTTGTGCGCGCGTTCGCGGATTACTTACGTGACAGGTTCGGTGACTACACGGATCTTTCCATGGGTGCGTTGGCCGTCACCAGCAAGGTAGGGAGACGTTTCATTGTGAAGGAGGAACGGAGATTGCAAGTGTCGTTCAAAACTGGGAGGAGGCTGTAGTTGAAGATAAAGCGGGAACGGGTGGATGCATCCATCGAACGGCGTATCCTTATCGGGATGATCACTAATACACAGTTCCTCGGGCGTATGGTGCCTCTGTTGAAGGAACTGTCTTTACTGGAGTTACCTTACGGGCGAACTGTCGCGCGTTGGTGCCTGTCACACTACAAGCGCTACAAGAAGGCACCGGGTCGCCACGTGCAGGACTTGTACAACGCGGCTATACGGCGCGGTATGCGTGAAGAAGAGGAGGAGCTCCTCGGTGAGTTTGTTGCGTCCCTGTCCAAGGAATACGCGCAAGGTGAGCTACTGAACGTGGACTACCTCACAGATGAAGCCAAGGAGTTTGTCAACGGTCGCGCAATCGCTATACTGATGGAAGACGTCGGCGCGGAACTCACTCACGGCAACACACGAGCAGCTGAAGCGCGGTTGTCCCTACACAAGAAGCTGGGTCCTCCGGACGTAGCCGGTGTGAATCCACTGCTGGACAAGGACGTAGTTATCGACGCTCTGGACAATGTAGAAGAGGATGATCTCATCAGCTTCCCGGGTGCGTTCGGTAAGCTATTGGAATCTCAGCTTGGAAGGGAGTCACTCATTGGAATACAGGCTCCGGAAAAGCGCGGGAAGACCATGCTCCTCATAGAATTCACAATCCGTGCACTTGCCGCGAGGCGCAACACCGTTTACCTATCCGTTGGTGACATGTCCCAGAAGCAAGTTACGCGCCGGTTCCACGCTCGAGTGAGTGGCAAGCACTGGCTGAGGAAGTACTGTGCTGACCTGCTCGTGCCGGTACTCGACTGCTGCTACAACCAAAAGAATACGTGTGAATTGAGTTGCCGTACATGTACAAAGGGACTGGACATCCACGTACCGGAAGACGACGACGAGAACGAGGAGAAGGACACGGACGAACAGTTTACACCGGAAGAACTCTTCGACAGTGCTCCACGCGGCTACACTCCTTGCTCCGTCTGTGCGGCGCGTGGACGGGACACGTTTGCCGGCGCGGTGTTCTACCGACTCCGTAAGCAGGTGGATCCTCTCACGTGGAGGGAAGGGTTGCGTAACGCGCGCAAGTTCCTGACGCGGTTCCGCGGACGTGACTTCAAACTCGAGTGCTACCCGAACGCGTCTGTGAACGTGAAGGACATCCGAGACCAGTTGGATATCTGGGAGGACGTGGAAGGTTTTGTGCCGGACGTAATTGTCCTTGACTACGCAGACAATCTTGGTCCGGAGGACAAGCGTAAGGAGTTCCGCCATCAACAGAACGAAACGTGGCAGATGCTACGTGCTCTGTCGATGGACAAGCACTGTTTGGTGGTAACCGCGTCTCAGGCCTCTATCGCGGCGCACAAGGCAGTCTCCCAGACAATGGAACACTTCAGCGAGGACAAGCGAAAGTATGCGCACACCACAGGTACGCTTGCCCTGAATCAGACTGGAGAGGAGAAGAAGCAAGGATTGTTGAGAGTAGGATGGTTGGTGTTGCGCGAGGGTCTGTATCACACTGACGAGGAGGTGACAATACTTCAGTGTCATCAGATTGGACGACCGTTGATAGCCTCGTATCACTGACCCGGCTGAAGGTTCGCATGATTCAGTGAGCCGCAAATCGTGTGAGCCAGTATAACGTAAGTGACGGCTCGTGGTGTAGGCCATAACATCAACAGAAAGGAGCATGTATCATGGCAACACTGAAAGCAGTAAAGGCAGCGGCGAAGGAACTCAATAAGGCTATGGGTCTGGAGCCTCCCATCGAAGGAGGCAAGACAGCCAAGTCTTGGTTGGAGGCCATCCGCGAAAACATCGAAGGGCAGCTGGAGGAAGGCGACGAGTTCAAGGACTCAACGGTTGCCATCCTTGAGGAAGCCGGTGTCGATGTCTCTCCGCTGAAGGGTGAGGAGGAGAGCGAAGCGGAGGACGAGGAAGAAGAGACCGCTGAAGACGACGAGGAAGACGAGGAAGCGGAGGACAAGGAAGACGACGAGGAAGAAGACGAGGAAGAAGACGAGGAAGAAGACGAAGACGAGGAAGGCGACGAAGACGAGGAAGGCGACGAGGACGAGGAGTCTGAGTTCAACGTCGGCGACGAGGTATCCTTCACTCACGACGAGGACGGGGATCTTGTCGGAACGGTAACGGCGGTCAGCGACGACGAGTTGACTGTCAACGCGGAGTACGACGGGGAAGAGTACGAGTACCCGGTTGACCCGCAGGAGGCTGAGAAAGTGGCGGCAAAGAAGAAGAGCACAGCGAAAGCAAAGAAGACGACGACGAAGAAAGCGACGAAGGACACCGGCACCAAGAAGACCACGAAGAAAGCGACAGCGAAGGCAAGCGTGGAGAAGAGCCGGTACGGCCACCGCGAGGGTTCGGTGGGCGCCATACTCGACGACCTGTTCGCCGAGGGTACGACGGCAGCAGCTGCTGTGAAAGCACTGAAGAAAGCCAAGAAGTGCACGGACTCGGCCGCGAACGGCCACTTCCGCGCTCACAAGAAACGTCTGGACCGGTTGGTGGGGATCACCGAGAAGGGCGACACGTTCAAAGCCAAGAAGAAATCGCTCTAATCCACGCAGTAACATGCTTGGACTAGGCTAGCAAATATCACGGAAGCCGGACTTGCTACACTATGCAGGTCCGGCTTTTCGTGCGTATTGGAGGGGACAGTGAAGACTGAACATGGAAACGCAATCGCGAGTATGCTCCAGCGTGTTTTCCTTGGTGGAAAGATCGAAGAGTGCCTGTTGGTCTTTGACGACGGCACAGCACACGTTGAAGCGATCGACCTGAGTAACACGGTATACCTCATGTGCGCGGTCGAAGTGCCGGACGCAAAGAAAGCCACACTTGGCATCGGCGACCTTGGTCTGCTGTGCAAGTATCTTGGTGACGCGGAGGGACCGGTGTCACTGGAGCCTAGCGAGTCACGCCTCACAGTCAAGCGCAGAGGACGTGGGATGATACGCTGTCAGCTACTGGAACCAAAGGAAGTACCGACCGCGTTGGAAAAACCGGGTGTCGCTGCCGAGAAGCTGTCGAAGGGCATACAGACTACGCTCACGCTGAAGGAGAGCAAGGTAGCTGATCTACTGTATCACATCAATCTCGTTCGCAGTAAGAGCGTGTTCCTCGGCGTAGCCGGTGGAACCGTGATGGCGCAGAGCAGCCCCAAAGACGCACAGCAGTTCAAGCTGACACTTGGCAAAGTAGAAGCTGACGATATGCGCACGGAAGTGTATGGAGAGTTCCTGACCGCCGTGCTGCAGGTGCTGACGTTCGGGGAGAAGGACGAGGCACCGGAACTCGGTCTGAGTGACGGCGGTCCCGTAGTGATAAGTCAGGGTGGACAGTTCCTTTGGGCGCTGACACCGGTGGCCAGCTGATGGGAATCAGTTCATTCACTGGTGGCCGACGTTCACGCGTAGAGCGGTTCGGCAAGGCAGCGAAGGGTAAGACCACCCAACGCGAGTTACGCGAACTGGAGGAACACCTACTGGAACCAGAGCCAATTCCGCGTTACACTGGTGAGCAACCACCTGTACAGGGAGTTGCGGCGCGAAGCGTGAAGCTGGTGTTCCCTACTGAACAAGCGACGGAACTGTTCCGCAAGTACTTCTCAGTGACACAGTACGTGGAGCAGTGCTGCTATCGCTTGGACATGCTAACTCTGTTCCTGGAAGCACTTGAAGAAGGGATGATCGTGTATGAGGACGAAGCGCAAATGTTCACTTTCGCTAAGCGAAGATATCGTAAGGGAAAGTCGCGCGTGGGTGGAAGGAAACGCCGGGTGTCAGTGCGGACCCGGCACAGGTAAGTACCTGTCCCCGCGGATCAGTTCGGAGATACCGGACTGTTCCATGCCGCTGACGTTCGACCAGTACAACTACTGTAGCCTTGGATGTCTGTACTGCTTCGCGTACTTCTTCAAGTCGAACAATCCCGCCATCCGGGAGATCACGTTGAAGTCCGTGAACGTGGACAAGATGATTGCTAACATGCAGGGACGCGGGACGAAGGGCGGTCTCGGCCGCGTGATGTACCGTCTCTTCTATGAGAACAAGTTCCTGCTGCACTGGGGTGGGTTGGCTGACCCGTTCTGCCAGTTTGAAGCAGCGAACCGCGATGGTCTCAAGTTGATAGACGCGCTGGGGGAGATGGACTATCCGTGTCTGTTCAGCTTCAAGGGAGGAACGGTATTCAAGAAGCAGTACCTCCGCACGTTCGAGCGATACGCGGATCAACAGAACTTCGCGTTCCAAGTGTCTATTATCACCGGCGACGACGAGAAAGCAAAGCTGGTGGAGATCGGTGTGCCGTCACCTTCCAAGCGCATTGAAGCCATCCGACGGCTGAGCGCGATGGGGTACTGGACAATCCTGCGACTGCGACCATACATCATCGGCATCAGCGAACACGGCATCGAAAGTTTACTGGAGCGTTCGCTTGAAGCCGGCATACGTGCGGTCTCCATGGAGTTCTTCGCTATGGACATGCGGTGTAACACTGGTATGCGGGAACGGTACGAGTGGATTGCGAAGCTGGTCGGCGTTGACGACCTGCAGTCCTACTTCAAACGGCTCAGTCCAAGCGAACGTGGCGGTTACATGAGACTGAACAGGTTGGTGAAGGAACAACACGTCAGGACAGTGTACGAGTTCTGTGTCGAGAACGATCTGGTATTTGCCTGCAGCGACCCTGACTTCAAGGAACTGAACATGAGCGGTTCCTGTTGCGGTATGCCGGACGACTTCCCTAACAACCGGGGAGTCGAGAACTGGACGCGGCATCAGCTTACGTTTCACCTGAAGGAGTGCCGGCGCAAGTATCACGAGACGGGTGAACCCCAGTACCTGACGTTCAACGAGGTATACCCGGACGACGTCCCATACCTGAACGAGGGAACACGCGCATACATGAACTTGGCTGTAGGTCTGTCCAGTCGCTGCGAAGCTGACCGGGCGAACCTTACGTTCCGCTTGCTACTACAGGAACAGTGGAACAACCTACGCAGTCCAGCGAATCCACGGAACTACTTCCATGGAAAGCTGTTACCGGTCGGATTGGACAACGACGGCAACTTGCGGTTCAGGTACGCACCATCCGAGTACGAGGAGCGCTGGTTGGATGAAGGTATTATACTTAGTGGTAGGTGACATCGTCTGGTTGGGATGGCACAACTGGCGGGTGTCTATATGGAAACGTGACCCGGTGCGTGACGCGGCCGCACCATACAAGTGGGTGCTGCGGGTCGGTCCGCTCTGGGTAAGGAGGAAGCTGTGAAGGTAGGACTGTTGAGTTTACGGTGGTGTCAGTACGGAGGCTGGCCTACGTACAAGCGCCACATGCTACATGCACTGGAGGCAACGAAGGGCATCGACGTTCACTCGCTGAGCGTGGATAAGCCTGCCGGCGCGAGTAAGTGGGTTGACGTGCTGGAAAGCGCGGATCAGCTCGACGAGTACGACGTCGTTCACTTGGACAATGCCGTATGTGAAAAGACACCGGATCCCATACTGGAAACGTTGCGGTCACTGTCGCGGGAGCACAGGTTGGTGGTGACAATCCACGACCCTACGGAGATTCGCAAGAAGAAGACCCGGCGCTGGCTGTCTCTTATTTCGCGCACGGCTCTGTTCGTGTTCATCCGGGACAGTGTTGCCCGGGCAGACTGTTCGCAGTTCCTCCAGCATCGACAGGTGGTGCTGCATCCGTACAAGCGCGAGAGTGACGGGATACTGTCCGGTAAACGTGTGGTGGCAACCAGCCGGGTGGACTTCGACAAGAACACCAAGCTGATACTGGACGCGGACTGTGGAGTGGAGATACACACCGGCTATGTCAATCACATTTACGACTACGAAGAACTGGGCGGGATTCGCAAGATGGATTGTTACAAGGGCAGCTTCAAGACACCAGCCGATGTCTATCCCGGTGCGTGTGCGCTTGTGGACATGTCCACGATTCACATGGACGGAGGCGGCACGCAGTACACGTTCCTTGAAGCAATGGACTACGGTCTCACGCTCATCTGCAACGCGGGATGGGCGACAGGTTCCAAGGATGAACTGAAGCCGGGGGATCATTACATCGCGGTCTCCACAGCCAAGGAACTGCGGCAGGCTGTGCGCCGGGCACGTAAGGACTGGGAAGACACGGACAACGGACCTCGGTACGAGAGTATCCTGCATGCCCACTCACACCGTCGCATCGGGAAAACGTATAAGTCCCTGTTCCAGTCCTGGCAGGACGGCTCAGCATCCGTTCAGGACGCCTCAGGAAACACTGGTATCAACCGTTGGCTGTGAGGTGAACAATGCCATTACCGAACAACATCCAAGTGGAACTTGTACAGGGATGCAACCGGTGCTGTGACTTCTGTGGAATTCACTCGCTGGGAAAGCAGGCGCGGAAGCCGAAGTTGATGCCGCTGGAACTAGTAACTGAGTTGGCTGTAGGGCTGGGGAAGTGGAAGGGATTTGACCGGAAGCGGGTGGAGTTCGCTATGCACGGAGAGCCTACGCTGTTCCACAATCTTGCGATGCCGATTATTGCGTTCCGGGCAAACTTACCGCAGGCCCAACTCCAACTGACCAGTAACGGTATTGTGCCGCGTAAGTGTGGCGCCGGGTATGTAGCGCAACTGTTCGCGGATGGGCTGAACATACTGATCCTGGACATGTACTCACACCAGGAAGAGACGGTGGAACTGGCGAAAGAAGCCAAGGCAATCGACAACACAATACAGGTCTATGACTACTACCGGCACAGCTTCAATCCCTATCACTACCACAACCAGCACGTGCGCGTGATTGTGCTGATGCGGAACCTTGGAGCGGAGTCCGGTAAACGCGCTGCGCGCAAGATACTGAACCACGCAGGCAACGCGAACGCCAAAGTACTGAAGCACAAGTATGGTGTGGAGCCACTGCGTGCACCACTTCAGAAGAAGTGTTCGCGCCCCTTCCGCGAGATCGTCGTGCACCACGACGGAACGATCCCGGTATGCTGTCTGGACTGGAGACACGAGTGCATCATGGGGTCATTCCCGACCAGCGGCTCACTCGAAGAGATCTGGAACGGTGAACTTTTCGGCGCAGCGCGTAAGCTACTGTCTTCAGGTAACCGGTCATTCGTGCCTTGCTATCGCTGTGACTACAACGGAGGGTTCCGTCTTGGTCTGTTACCAGAACCATGGCCGCGCACCAAGAACGCGCTCAAGAAACTGGAGGAAGTATGGATCACCCACAATCGTGGTAGCGGTGACCCGTTCCACGCAGGGGAATACTACAAGCGACGGAAAGGAATACGGGACTTCGTATGAATGCAAACACCATACAGATATTCATCAACTCGTCGCGCCGGGCAGACCGCGTGGTAACTCTTGAACAGTTACCGCGCAACTGGCGACGCTCTACGGCAGTTGTCGTTCCACGTAACGAGGCACGCGACTACTACGCGACGTGCAAGGGATGGGATGTCGTTGCTATGCCAGCGGACGTGCCACCGTATGTATCTTCACAGCGACACTGGGTGATGCAGACGGCGCGGGTGCCCTTCGTGTTCATCATGGATGATGACTTGGTGTTCAAGACACGCGGTGCAGACGGTAAGCTGAGGAACTCCACGCACGAAGACATGTCACGTATGCTATCGCTGGTTGCGCGGTTTACACGCAAGAAGAACGTCGGAGCTATCGGCATTAGCCACACGTTCGTCAACGGATTGAGCAAGGACAAGGACGTGCTGTCACCCGGCGCGATAGGCTCATGCTTTGTGCTCAATCGTGAAGCCTACGTACGCGAGGGTTGCGTAATGAGCGACTTCGAACCTTGGCTGCTGCATCAGCATTACATTAACATCCAACTACTCTCCAAGGGATACGATACCTACGTGTTGATGGCTCACGCATTTGATCAGACCATCAACGTAACCGGTGGTGTCTCGCGTTACAGGACACCGGCGCTGCTGGAGAAGGTATGCCAGTATCTGGCTGACAAGTATCCGGACTACGTCACCGTCACGGAGAAGACCAACAATCCAAGCGCATGGCCGGGATTCCCGGTAGCGGAGGACGGTAAGGTTCACGTAGCAAACATCAAAGTCGCGTGGAAGAAGCTAGCGGAACACGGTAAACGGCAACGTCATAAGGGTATACGGGAGTTCGTATGACCAACACGCAGTTCTTCTTTTGGCCGGAAAAGAACACCACGGCATCGCCACGGCATCGCAACACCAACCGGCGCAAGAAGCTATGCCGGGTAGACTGCAAGCTGTTCCGTACATGCGAGTCACCAAACATGAAACCATCCGGCGAAGGCAAGCGCAAGGTGCTGGTGATTGCGGAGGCTCCCGGTCGCGTGGAGGACGAGCGTGGTGTTCAACTTGTAGGCAAGAGCGGCAGGCTTGTCCGTAGGGAGATGCGTTCGATTGGGTTTGACTTGGATCGCGACTGCATCAAACTGAACGCGATAAACTGTCGTCCGCCAGACAACCGCAAGCCAACGCGGGTGGAACTGGAGGCTTGCCGGCCACATACGTGGAAGGTAATCAATGAATTCCAGCCGCACGTCATCCTACTGTTTGGTGGGATCGCCGTGGATTGCTTCCTGGGTCACAGATGGAAGCGTAATCTGCGAGGTATCAGCCGCTGGCGTGGATGGCATATCCCGGACAGGGAAGTCAACGCATGGGTATGTCCGCTATTTCACCCGGCTTACATCATTCGCAGTAGCAGTCCACCGGGTGCCGCCACGATATTCAGCCATGACTTGGAGCGTGCTCTCAAGTTGGTGGACAAACCACTGCCGACATGGGAGGACGAGCGTGAATGCGTGAGGATTATCCGTGACGAAGACCGGGTTGTCCGCTTCCTAACGTGGCTCGTGGACAAGAGACGGCCGAAGGTTATCGCGTTTGACTATGAGACAACCGGGCTGAAGCCGCACAGGGATGGGCACAGGATCGTGAGTGCGTCTGTAGCATACTCGAAAACGAAAGCCGTAGCCTTTCCTATGACCCACGCTGTCGAGAGTGCCTTCGTCCGCCTGCTTCGCGACAGGCATATCAAGAAGATTGCACAGAACCTGAAGTTTGAGGAAGCGTGGAGCCGGGTCTGTCTCGGGACGAGAGTACGTGGATGGGTATGGGATTCAATGGTAGCTTCTCATGTACTGGACAACCGGTCTGGTATCACAGGACTCAAGTTTCAAGCCTACGTTCAGTTCGGTATACTGGACTACTCCAGCCATATCGAGCCATACTTGGAAAGCCGAGGACCGGGTGGTGCGAACGCTTTCAATCGCATAGACAAAGTGGATATGGATGAGTTACTTCTCTACAATGGCATGGACTCGTTGCTTGAGTATCGACTTGCTATGAAACAGCGAAAGGTTCTTCAATGATCAAAGCTACACGTAAGGACGCGTACAAGCTGCTGCACGACGGAGTAGTCACGCTAGCTGAAGTAGAAGCTACTGGTATCACAGTAGACGTGGACTTCGCCGAGCAACAGGTAGATGAGCTCAGCAACGCCATTACCGTGATGGAAGAACGTCTTGACCGTTGCTCGGAAGTCAAGCTGTGGCGCCGTCTCTATGGTGCACAGAAGTTCAAGTTAGCTAGTGACACGCAGCTGCGCCGGGTGCTGTTCACCGAACTGAAGCACGACTATGAACGAGAGACGGAGAGCGGATTGCCGAAGGTGGATGACGCGGCATTGTCTGCAATAGGCACGACGTTCACCAAGCGTTACTCGAAGTGGAAAAAACTTGTGAGTACGCGCACACGACTGCAAGGCATATTGACAGAGACGATCAACGGTGTCATGCATCCCTTCTTCCAGTTACATACGGCGCGCACCTACCGTTCCAGTAGCGAGGATTACAATTTCCAGAACATGGATCGCCGCAACTTGGAGAAAGCTGAACTCGTCCGGCGCTGCTTCATACCGCGTGTTCACAAGCGTAGTCGCAAGCGTGGACGTCTCGGTGAACTGGATTACTCCCGCTTGGAAGTGATGGTCTCCTGCTGCTACCACCACGACCCAGCGTTGATAGCTGATGTCACTGACCCGAAGCGTGACATGCACAGAGACATGGCGGAAGAGTGTTACCTACTGAAGCGTGGACAGGTGAACAAACCAATACGTGACTGCTCCAAGAACAGTTTCGTGTTCCCGGAGTTCTACGGAGACTACTTCCGCGACTGTGCAAAGAATCTGTGGAACGACATCACTAAGCGCGACTTGGTGACAACAGACGGTGTGCCGCTGATGGAACACTTACGGGACGAGGGTATCAAGACCTACAAGAAGTTTGAGAAGCACATCGAAGCTGTGGAGCACGACTTCTGGCACAAGCGTTACACGGTGTACAACAAATGGCGTGAGGACTTGTACAAGTTCTATCTGCGACACGGTTACGTGGATATGCTAACCGGCTTCCGTTGCTATGAACCTATGAAGCGCAACGAAGCGTGGAATCGGCCGATCCAAGGTAGCGCATTTCACTGTCTACTGTGGTCGTTGATTCAACTGAACCGCTGGCTGAAACGCGAGAAGATGGAGTCATGCATCATAGGACAGATATACGACTCCATTGTCAACGACTACCAGCCGGATGAAGTAGGACTCGTGTTACAGCAGGCACAGCAAATCATGTGCGTGGATATACGCGAAGCGTGGAAGTGGATTATCGTGCCGCTGGAAGTGGAAGCTGAACTCGCGCCGGTTGGTGGTAGCTGGTTTGACATGGAGAAAGTGAGGATAGCCGATGCCTAGAACAATACATGCAAAGACGCACAGAGGGTACGGTCCACGCGGGTGCACGGACGAGACGCTGTTCCCGTTCGGTAAACACGAAGGTAAACCGTTGAAGGATGTACCCGACGACTACTTGGAATGGCTGTACAACCAAAAGTGGTCGAAGGAGTGGCTCGGAGTTTACAACTACATTGTGCGCATGCACAAGAAAGGAGCACTCCCCTTCAAAGACACGATCCTGAGGAAGGAGGACTTGTGATCACGGAAGAAGAGGAGAAGTACATCGAGAACCTGCGCCGGTCAAACGCAGTAGCGGAGTACATTGACTACTTGATGGTTGGTCGTCCGTGGAGCAACATTGTCTCGAAGGGAGAGTTACTACATAGTGAAGAACGACAACGAAGGAGGAAAGCCAGATGGCATCGCTTGCTGAACGCTATCGCCCGAGGACGCTGAAGCAGTTCGCGCCGGTTGCAGAAGCTGACGTGGTAGAAGCTGTTCGTCGCGTGTTGAAGCGACACCGGGACAAGATACCCAAAGCATTCTTGCTGACGGGACAGTCCGGGTGCGGTAAGACCACACTGGCTTACATCATCGCAAAATGGCTCAAGTGTCATGGACGCGACTTTCACGAGTGTAACGCTTCCGACTACCGTGGAATCGACGCTGCACGGGAGATACAAGAACGAGCAAGGTTGGTTCCTCTCGAGAGTGCGTGCCACGTTTGGTTACTGGACGAGTGTCATGGCCTGACTCCACAGGCTCAGGAGCTATTGCTCAAGACAGTGGAGGACGGTCCGGAGTACGCGTACTTCGTGTTTGCTACCACGGAACCAGAGAAGCTGAAGCCAACACTCAAACGTCGCTGTACAACGTTTGAGTTGAAGCCGCGCACGGAGGAGGGTATCCTACATCTACTGGAAAGCGTGTGCAAGCGTGAACACGCAACTGTGGTGGAGCAAGCACTACAGCAGATCGCCGACGACGCGATGGGTTCACCCGGCATAGCATTGTCAATCTTGGAAGCTGTCATTGACGCGGAACCGAAGCACCAGCTGGCGATCGCCAAGCGCACAGCGGAAGAGAAGTCCAAGGTGATTGAATTGTGCCGTGCGCTGATGGGCGGTAAGAACTGGAAGACGATCTCCGGTATACTACGCTCACTTGAGGACAGGGACGCAGAATCCGTGCGACGCAACGTACTCGGTTACTGCAACGTGATACTGTTGAAAACGACAGGAGACAAAGCCAAGGCAGCGTACGTGGTAATGGATTGTTTCAGTGAGCCGGTGTTCAATACCGGGAAGGCTGGCTTGTCCTTGGCTGCTTACGCGGCTACGGTCGGTATTGGCTGAGTGCCGGCATGTCCCGTCAGGTATAACATGAATAGGAAGGAGTACATTGTATGAAGGACACACCAGTTACAGCGATTGACCCTGATGCTCTGGATGTGGAGTGGCTGGAACACGCGAACACCACACTGGAGGCATGTGAAGCCTTGGCTGATGCGCGGTACGAACGTGATATGGTCAAGGTGACGTTGGATGAGTTCCGCGCTGACATGGACGAACAGCTGCGCTCCAGGATGGAGAAGCCAACGGATACGGCCGTGCGCCGGGCACGTGAGCGTGACCCTATACATCGCAAGTGGGTGCACGCGCTAGTGAAAGCGGAACGCAGAGTTGGCCGCATGGAAGCATTCGTGAAAGCATTGGACAGACGGTGCACCGCACTGGAGAACCTGTCTCGCTTGCATGGGACACAGTACTTCGCTGGGCCATCGGCGCCACGTGACCTCGGCGCTGAACATAAAGGCATGGGTGAGGTCATGCGAAACAGAGTAAGGGAGAAGATACGACGTGAGATACAGGTAAAGAAGCCGGTCGGTAAGCAACGCTCACGGCGGACGAGGTGAGCCAATGAACAAAGTAACAGTAGTGGTAATCGTCCTAGTTACACTGTTCCTGCTTGCGCCGGTGTGGTTCTACCTGATAGCAAAGGTAGTTGCTGCCGGCGCAGCGCGTGGATGGTGGCTGGGACAGAGGAAGGAGAAGAGCGATGTTCAAGATTGACATGCTCAGCAAAGTTGAAGACAGCGTGACGGGATTCAAAGGCACAGTCACTGGCAGGACGGAGTACGTAACCGGGTGCCGCCAGTACTTGGTACAATCAAAGATGAAGAAAGGAGAGAACAAGTACCCGGATGCACGTTGGATTGACGAGGACCGGCTCGTCGTGAAGGGTAAGCCGGAAGTAGTGGAGACCACAACGAAGAAGGGTAAACCGAAGGGCGGTCCGCAGCAGTTTGCGGCACCCGTAAAGTAAGGAGGAGTTAGTATGCCAAGGAAGAAGGCAAAGAGCAAGGGACGGCGCGGTTACGTTGATCCGGGTAAGACACGGAGTCGCGCTGACGACCGCAAACGAACAGGTGGGCCCAGCTACCTGCAGGTACCGGACGGAGTGGAACGGTTCGTGCCAGAACTCCCGAAGGGTAAGAAGACAGTAAAGGCTCACTTGGATGTCATACCGTACGAGGTATCATCGAAGTCACACTTGGACGGCATCGAACCGGGCGACTGGTGGTATCGCCGTCTGTTCTCGATTCACGTAGGTATCGGTGTCGACGAAATCAGCGTCGTGTGTCCGCGGAAGACACTGGGTAAACCGTGTCCCATCTGTGAAGACTACGACAAGCTGCGCCGAGCGGACGACGCTGACGAGAAGGAAGCCGACGCGTTGCGGCCGCGTGAACGCGAACTGTTCTGTGTGATCGACCGTGACGACGAAGACTCCGGCGTACAGGTCTTCAACTACAGCACCCACCTGTTCGGTAAGGTGCTGGAGAAGGAGATTCGCGAAAGCGACATGGACGGCGTAGGTGGCTTCATGAATCTCGAAGGAGGATTCACACTGGCCATACGGTTCAGTGAAGAGAAGCGTGGTGGCTACACGTTCCTGCAAGCGGATAGGATCGACTTCGAAGAGCGTGACGACCTGGACGAGGATACCCTGGACGACGCGGTGGATCTGGACGAGTGCTTGAAGATCCTCTCCTACGACGAACTGGCGAAGCTGTACAACGAGGGTTCGCTAGACGAGGACGAGGACGAGGACGAGGACGAGGACGAAGACAAAAAGCCTCGCTCCAAGCGCAGCAAGCGTAAGCCCAAACGTGACGAGGAAGACGAGGAGGAGGAAGACGAAGACGAGGACGAGGAGGAAGAAGACGAAAAGCCTCGTCGTTCCAAGCGCACAACCAAGAAGAAGACTACCCGGCGTAAATCCAAGTCCGAGGACGAGGACGAGGAGGAGGAAGACGAGGACGAGGATGCCATCGACGATGACGATATCCCCGATGGCTGCGTCCGGTGTACAGCCTGCGAAGGAAGCGGCAAGAACTCGAAGGGCAGGCGCTGCCCCATCTGCAAGGGTAAAGGTTACGTAGAAGACGAGGAGGAGGAAGACGAGGAGGAGGAAGACGAAAAGCCTCGTCGTTCCAAGCGTAGCACCAAGCGCAGCACCAAGCGCAAGCCCAAGGACGAGGAAGAAGACGAGGAGGAAGACGAGGACGAGGATGAGTGGGACGAGGACGAGGAGGAGGAAGACGAAAAGCCTCGTCGTTCCAAGCGTAGCAAACGCAAGTAGACTCACCTCACAGTAAGTAGGAGCTAGCGCCGGGTGACCATGTGTTGCCCGGCGCTACTTCACTCAGGAGAATTCTATGCCACGGACAAAGCACAAGGGACAGCCTGACGTCTTACAGAGCAGTGCACTTCCCGTAGCCACCGGTAAGTTGGTTCCCACCGGCTCCACGCTTTTCAACCTTGCTTGCTCGGATAATCCGTTTGGTGCCTTCGCTCTCGGCACAATCAACAATGTAATCGGTGACAGTAGCAGCGGTAAGACAATACTGGCACTGTCTGTATTTGCAGAGATGTCCCGTATCAAACGGTTCCACGACTATCGCTGCATCTACGACGACGCGGAGCAGGCCAACCAGTTCGATGTAAGGTATCTGTTTGGTGAACGCTGTGCCCACCGCATTGAACCACCGAGCGTTGACAAGGACGGCTACTCGTCTCACAGCGACACGATGCAGGACTTCCACTACCACGTACTGGATGCCGTTGAGCAGGGTGACCCATTCGTCTACATCCTAGACAGTCTGGATGCACTGGACGACACTGCTGACCAAGAGAAAGTGGAAGTCCAACGCAAGGCACACAAGAAAGGTGAGGACAGTTCCGGCACGTACGGCATGTCCAAAGCCAAGAACGCGTCGTGGATTCTCCGCAACCTGAAAGCCAAGATCAAGAAGACGTCTAGTATGCTTGTGGTTATCAGTCAAACACGCACGAACATCAGTCCGGGTAGCTTTGTTCCCAAGACACGCTCCGGCGGCAAGGCACTCAAGTTCTACTCCACGCATGAGCTATGGACTGCCGTACGTGGACAGATATCTCGTCAGGTTCACGGGAAGAGCCGACAGGTCGGCGTGGAAGTGCGCGTCAAGTGGACGAAGAACAAGCTGATTGGAAAGACACGCACAGTGGACTTCCCCGTCTACTACGACTACGGTATCGACGACATTGGCTCATGCGTAGACTGGCTGGTAAGGGAGGGTGTATGGATCAAGCGAAAGCAGACCGTGATTGCGCGAGGACTCGGGATCAAAGGGACGAAGGACAAACTGATTCGACTCGTGGAAGAACGCGGACTGGAGCGCGAGCTACAGAAAGTGACCGGTCGCGCTTGGCTCAAGATTGAAGAGCAGTGCAAACTGCACAGGAAAAGGAGATACTGAAGTGAGAACGACACTGAACCCGGACGTGTTCCAAGTCATGTACACGCAGGAGCGCGGTGAGCGACCACTCACGGAGTTGGTGCCCCTCGGGCGTACCCTTTACTTTGTGAAGGAACCAGACGGCGCATGGGTACCCTACGGCTTCGATAATGAACCGCTGCCCGACGCTCGCCGTTTCATCGTGACAGTGACACCAATACTGGAAGAGAAGAAGAAGGTGCGTTTGGGTAGATGTATAGTATGCCTCGGCTCATTCCCTTTACACAAACTATACGTGGTCAACTCCACGGGAGGTGCACTTGCGTATGAGTGTAAGCAGTGTCACCGGTACATGCCCGCACTTGGAGTTCCAGTAGACATTGAACCATGAACCTGTCTCCTACCATAGTGCTGGATTGTAACTACCTCGGCTATCAGGCAATGTACACGATGCGCGACCTGAAGTTCGGGGATACACCTACGGGAGTGACGTACGGATTCCTCGCCCGGCTACTGTCGCTGGCGTGGATGTTCCGAACCAACGACATCGTGTTCTGCTGGGACAGTAAGCACAGCATCCGCCGCAAGAAGCACGATTTCTACAAGCGACACCGGCGCACACGTGAGCTCACCAAAGCGGAGCGGATTGCTATGCAGCAGACGTACAAGCAGTTCAACACACTGCGTAGGGAGATACTGCCAGCCATTGGCTTCCGGAACGTATTCGTTCAACGCGGGTGTGAAGCTGACGACCTAATGGCTAAGCTAGTGGACAGCTGCCTTGGAGACTACATACTGGTATCATCCGACGAAGACCTGTACCAACTACTGCGTCCCTACGTGCGAATCTACAATCCGTCAGCCAAGCGCATGATCACAACACGGTCATTCAGGAAGAAGTATCACATCCGGCCGGAGCAGTGGCCGCTGGTCAAAGCAATCGCCGGTTGCAAGAGTGACGAAGTGCCCGGTGTCAACGGTGTCGGTGAAGTGTTTGCCTGTCGGTACATACGCGGACGCTTGGAACCCAAGTCCAAGGTAGTGCAGAAGCTGAGGACACGTGAGAGTGAGGACATCATTGAGCGCAACCTGTGGCTTGTGACGCTGCCGCTGCCGGCCACAAAGGCACTGGAACTGCAACGTAACGAATTTGACATGGACGGTCTTGTCTCTGTATGCACTGAGCTAGGAATGGCTTCTTTCCTAGACGAAGAGCGCATGGAGCAGTGGGACGGTATGTTCCACGACAAGTTCAGTCCCGTAGGCATAGAAGTAAAACAACCAAGGAGGAAGCGATGGAAACGGTCACAACCTACATAGGCATTGACAATGGTGTAAGTGGCAGCATTGCCATACTGCCGTCGAACGGGAGGACTGTCTTTGCACCCATGCCTACAAAGCGAGAGCAGAATTATACCAAGCGCAAGGACAACATCACACGTATCGACCACGAGGAGTTCTACTCACTGATAAGTGAATGCAATCCTACGCGCACGCGTGTATTCGTGGAGCGACCGATGGTGAATCCCGGCCGATTCAAAGCAACCCGGTCAGCTCTGCGCGCATTGGAAGCTGTGCTGGTAGTGCTGGAGGAAGTGGGTCTGTCTGTTCAGTACATGGACTCCCGGCAATGGCAGTCCGCTCTACTGCCGAAGGGATGTAAGGGTGCTGAGCTGAAGCGAAAGAGCCGGGACATCGGCTGTCGTCTGTTTCCGCACTTCCGTAAGCTGATACAGAAGCACAAGGACGCGGACAGTCTGTTGATCGCAGAGTACGCAAGGAGGAACGCACTGTGAGTGTTAGACAGAGACTACCAGCTACAAGGCATAGCCTGACGCACAAGGCAAGGATCATAGTGGACCCGGACAATCGCAGTGAGGATGTACGCTTGTACATCACTGCTGGATGGGATGCACAGAACATACTACGGGAGTTCTTCCTGGAAGGTGAACTGGACATCGTCCGTGCATACGACGACTGGGCAATCTCATGCAGCATATTATTGCAGTCGCTGTGGACTTCAGATGACTTAGTCCTCAAGTTCATCGGAACTAACCGTCCTCCTCACGGTAAGTGCGTTGTAGATGAACATCAGGGAGACACACGCATACGCAGCTGCCTGAGTATACCGGACTACACTGTCCGCTGGCTTGGCTTGCGCTTCGGTAGCAATTCATTGAAGGAACGGCTGGTGTTGGAAAGGAGACTGTGAACCAATGAATGGACTGCTTGTCTTGTTGGTGGTGCTGGTAACTTACTTCGGCATAGTAATCCTCATACGGATGAAGCACATCGTGGATTGCCTCATCGCAATATACAGGAAGCTGCAGTGAGCCTGAACCAACTACGTATACAGAACATCCAGTCTCACAAGGACACCACGCTGGAGCTCTCTCCGGGAGTGAACGCTATCCTTGGCGTAACGGACAGCGGAAAGTCCGGTATCCTACGTGGTGTGCGCTGGTGGCTGTTCAACACTGGAACGGGTCTGCACTCTCACTGGGGAGGGGAACACCGGGTCACCGGTGAGTTTGACGACGGAACCCGCGTGGCGCGCTTGCAGTTCAAAGGTAAGAACGGCTACCGGCTCAGACTTAGCGATGAGGAACTCGAGTTCAAGAAGGTGCGCAGCGACGTGCCGGCTGAAATACAGAAGGCACTCAGCATCGGCACTATCAACTGGCAGAATCAACACGACCCCACCTTCCTGTTCTCGGAGAGTCCTCCGGCCGTCGCGAGACGGCTGAATCGTTTGGCGAATCTGGAAGTCATCGACAAAGCCTATCGGTTCTTCAACTCAGCGAAGACACGTGCCTCCCGCGAGTTGGCCGTAGAAGAGTCTCGGCTGAAAGAACTGCAAGCGGAGGAAGCCGGTTACACGTATCTCGGTGAAGCCGAAGCGTTGCTTGACACTGCGGAACGCGCAGCGCGTAAGCTGGGCAAGGCTAACCGCAAACTCGCGTCGTTGGATAAGTGCGTGTCTGTGCTGAGGGAGTGGACACGTGTACGCGCAAAGAAAGACACGCTGGAAGAGGCACACGAAAAGCTGCAGGAGTTGGAAGCAGCGCAACAGGTTTTGAAGTATGTATCTGCGGAGCAGCGCCGGGTTCTACTGGTCGGCCAGACTCTGGCTACTCAGCTGCGGACGTTGAAGAACGCTCGTGCACAAACTGAGCGGCACGAAACAGAGTACTCCCGATTGGTTCCCGAGCGCTGCCCGCTTTGTGAACAACCGTGGCCAAAGGAGAAGTAGAAGTGAAGACACCGGAAGAGAAGAAGGCAGCAAGACGCGTGGAAGTGCGGATGATCATAGCGTTCCTAGTGTTCGGCGTGGCGTCCGCTTGGTTTGGTCTCTCCACTGAGAGAGACAGATACGTGTGGATTGGTATACTGCTGATCCTGACGTTTCTTGGTGGAGTAGGTGACTTGGTGAAACGTGAACCCTAGCTCCGAGCAAAGCGAGGTAGTTGTGAAACGATTTTGTTGAATGCTGATTGGAGGACAACGTGAGACATCTGAAAATGACACTGAAAGTTGAACTGATGGCGGGGACGGATATACGGGACGCCTGCTGCGACATCTGCGAGATGGCGAACCGCGTGGGTTGCCTAGTGGAGGCGGATTGCAACGGCGTGAAGCTATGGGCGTATGAGGGCGACAACCCGCTGAAGCTAATGGACGCCTATCACGCGGAACTGAAGACAACGCATAGGGTGAAGATCGCAAAATGCTGAGTACACCCAACGCCGAAGTTCGCACTCCGAGCGAAGAGAGGTAGTTGTGAAACGATTTGTTCGACATCCCGAACGTCTAGGCGAAGGCCGTGCGCAGGACTTGAACGGCCACTTGACGCAGATGGGCGAAGTGACTGCCCGACGGGGATTGAGGTCCGCGCTTCCGCTTGCGGTCGAACGCAAAGTATTGTGCATACAGCCGAGCGGCGGCACATCCGGCGCTGCCGTCCTCCTTGGGATGTCGAACGCACAGATCAGCGGCAGTAATCCGTCCGCTGAATCTGAATGTTCGACAGGAGGTGAGCGATGAAGCCTGACCTGATACTTACTGCTGACTGGCATCTGCGAGACGACGTTCCGCGTTGCCGCACGGACGACTTC